GCGCCGCGCAGCAGCATTGCCGCCACCATCGCTTCCCAGAACACCGAAGCCGTGGAGTCGGCGTTCGGCTGGTCGTGGATGACGAAATGCAGCGGATGCTGGGGCGACACGCGCTTTCCGGCCGACGTGCGCTCATACATGGCCAGCGGCAGCGTCGCGATCGTCTCCGAGATCAGGCGCACGCAGCTCCAGACCGCGTCCAACTGCATCACGGCCTTGGGCGTGACCTCGACGCCCGCCTCGATCGCCGCGGTGCGGTTGTACAGCTCAGGGTCGGTCAGGGAAAACGACCGAACGAAGCCGTCGATGGCCGCGCGGACGCCGTGAGCGACGCGTGTGAGGTTGAATTTCATTATGCGTGGCCCGCCATAATGGGATTGCTCAGCCAGTCGTCCATGGAGCCCATCCCTTCAGGATTTAGCGACAGCAGCGCGACGGCGTTGAACAGTGCCATCAGCGGGTCGATCTTGGCCGTGCCGCTGGCCTGTTTCGTGATCAGGATGGCGTTACCGCGAGGCTCCACCTTGGCGTTGCCCACACACCAGTTCATCAGCGCGGAGCCACCGTGCCACAGCGTGCCCTCGGCCAGCTTGCGCTCCGTGGTCTTGATCGTGCCATTCAGCTTATAGCCCTGCGTGATGCCCACGATCATGTCCTCGCCTTTGGCGTTCTTTTCCGGTATGCCAGCAGCGGAGAGCGCATCGAGTACAGCGCCGATACCGCTAGGGTCTACGCCGATCTTGTCCAGCAAACCAGCGTCGTAGATCTTCAGCACGTCCTGCGCGAGCTGCTCGACGTCCTCGCCGATCTCGTCGACGAGCACCAGATCACCGGCGGCAGACAGGTCCAGCAGCTTCGCGGCCTCCGACTTGCGGCGCTCGAGCACGATCGGATGCGCCCAAGCCTTGCACCACGCGAGCCAGTCCCCGGTTTCCCGGCATCGGCCCACGGCGGCCAGCCCGAGCAAGTCGTCCAACCCACCGCCGTCCACGCCCACGTCGATCACTTCGCAGCTGCGCAGCAACGCAGGGAGGGTGCAGCGCTTCGGCGCGGCCTGCTTCTCCCACTGCTCGGCTCCGGCCCAGCTGTCAGACCGCAGCGCCAGGCCGATCTCGACGTTCAGATGCTGCGACGCCCAGGCGCGCAGTTCTTCCTCGCTTGTGCTTCGAGCGGTCTCGAATTCCTGCACCAGACGGTCGATCGTGATCGATCGGCCAGCGTTCGGCGTGACCATCGACCAATTCGCGGGGTCCTGCCACGCGTCCAGCCGCTTCTGCGTCGCCTCGGGGAACTCGTACAGCACAGGCAGCATGGCGCCCTGCTGGCGCCCGTCGCGAATCGCGCGCGCCTTCAGCAGCTCCGCACGAAACACACCGGCCGGCGCTTCCTCGCTCTGCGTGGTGATGAAGGCGAGGAACGCCTCGGGGTACGGCAGCATGCCGCCGCGCAACTGACGAATCGCGCTCGCGGCCTTGCTCATCTTGGCGACGACGTGCACCTCATCGATCAGCGCCGCTACCGGCTTCTGCCCGGTCAGCGCGGCGGGATCGAACGACATGATCTGCAGCTCGGCCTTCGTCTCCCGGTGGACGATCGTCTTCAGGTGCTCTCGCACGTGCAGCTTCTTTGCGAGCACGTCATCGAGCGCGATCGCTCCGGCCGCGGCATCGAACGCGAGTTGCGCGACGTCCTGCACGGGCGCGGTCATGATCAGCGAGGCGTTCGGCCGCTCGTTGAGCAGCAGCGCCGTCAGCATCAGCAACGCGCCGTTAGTCGTCTTGCTGTTCTTCTTCGGCACCAGCAAGAACAGTTCCCGGATGGCACGCTCGCGCGTCACCGGATCCAGCGAGCCGAAGAGCGCGCGCACGATATCGCGGAACCATTCGCCGCCGGCCTCGGCCAGCGTCGGCGTGCCCGGCACATCCGCCAGGCGCAGCTTGTTGAAGACCGCCACCGCGCGATCGCCGCGCGCGACGTCGATCGGCAGGTTCGGCACCAGCGAGCGGCCAGTCCGCAGACGGTCTTCCCAGTCCGGGCAGGATAGATCCCACGTCATTGCAATGCGGACGAGCCGGGCAACAGGTCTTGCCAGTCGGTACCGGCCTGCGCGCCGATCGCGTCAGCGCGCGCCTGCTCCTTCTTGCCCTTGGCGGCTGCCTTGGTCTTCGGCGCGCCAGCTTCATCAGCCGGCAGCGGCGTAGCAGCGGCGCGCGGCATGGGCATCGAGGTGTATGCCTTCTGCGCGGCCACGTTGCCCTTCTTCGCGGCGACGTGCATGGCCACCAGCACCTCGAGCCGCTTGGCATACGCGCCATGCGACAGCTCGGCCTCGAAGTGCTTTTCCAGCGTGTTGCGGGAAATGCCCAAGCCGATGGCGATTTCCTCGTGCGACATGCCTGCGCCAGCGGCAATAGCGACCTTCCGCCGCGTCGCCACGGTCGGTTTGTATGTCGGTCTCGCCATATTTCGAAATTTGCGCAATAACCCGGTCGGGCTGAAATTCCCGCCGGAGAAAAAAACCTCTGCGTGGGGGAACGGGCGGTCTAGGCCGAAAAGGTCACCTAGACTTTCGACCCACCCTCCCCATGCTGTCCTTTGTGCACGTATCGACGCATTTCTGTGCCGTCGTGGTGCGTAAACGGCCCATTCGTCAGGGCTCCGTGCCTGCCGTGACGGCTATGGCCACGGGCGGGTGTCCATTACCGAAGACGGACAGGCGGATGGGCACGCCCGCGAGGATGTTGGCGATGTCCTGCTCCGTGGGCTGGTACCACGACAGCCAGACGCCGTGCTCTCTGTCACGGTGAACAGGCAGGCCGATGCACTCACCGTGCACTGCGGGGTCCCAGTCCACAGGGGCGCCCAGCATGGCGTTGGTGTGGCGGGTCTTCAAAGGGGGCATCATGGCGCGGACTCTCGTGCTGAGTGAGCGGCTAGCCAGACCTTGCCGCTCAAGCCGTCAGGCTCGGTGTGTGCGACCCACTCTCGCTGCAACTCAGGTAGGCAAAGCGGGGACGGCTGGTACAGCCTCCACTTCCCCGACGGATAGTCGAGGACCAGACGTTCGCCTGAGGACGTAGTCATGGCGCGTTCTCCTGCCGCTGCTTGTCGCGGCTGTGGTGCGTCTGGCACAGCGTCTGCCAGTTCGACCTGTCCCAGAACAGCGACTCGTCGCCACGGTGCGGCACCACGTGGTCGACCACGTTGCCATAGGGCAGCGGGATACCGCGCGCCGCGCATTCCACGATCACGTCGGCCACTGCCATGGCGGCAATGCGCCGCTCGCGCAGGCAGTACACACAGAACGGGTGCTCACGCAGAAAGGCTGCGCGCGCCTTCTGCCAGCGGTAGTCGTACCCGCGCTGGCTGCTGGTCTGGGCGCTGGTGCGCCACGAACCCGGCTGCATGGTTGGCGTGCGAGGGCTGGCCTGCGCCACTCGGGCACCCAGCGTCGGCAGGCGCCCGCGCTTGGTCACGGCCAGAGCCCAAAGGCGTAGGACAGTGCTGCACCAGCGCACGCCATACCGAAGATGCCCCAGCCGACAGCGGCAGCCGAGATAGCCGTCCGGCCTCGCACCGGCTGAGGCTCGGGAACGGCAGGCCGCGCAAGGTTCGCCTCGATCTCCGCGACCGTGGCGTCCTTCGCTCGGCGCATCGCTTCAGCAATGGCGGCGGCATCGGCGCCGGGCGCCAGATTGATGTGCTGGACCACCTTGACAGCGCCGACGGGATCTTCATCAGCGAATGCCTCCGCCGGGTCGCCCGCCGTGACGGCGCTCGCCGGCACCAACCTGTACCCGGCGATCAGCGGCCGCGCATCGAAGCCTTCCACGCCATCAGCCCGCGGCAGATACGCGCACCGGACCACCACGGCCTCGTCGACCGCGCAGCGCAGCTCGAACCATTGCGTCGTCTTGGGCAAGCCCAGCGCGTCCTGCAGAGCCAGCACGAAGGGATTGCCCTGGGCAAACATGACTTTCGATGGCATGGGGGAAAGCCCTATATTTCGTAGCTGCAAATATTCCTTGCTCAGTCGAATATTCGTAGCTACAATTATCTACATGGACATCACCTTCGACCCTTCCAAAGACGCCAGCAACCAAGCCAAGCACGGCGTGTCGCTCGCGCTGGCCGCAATGCTCGACTGGCCGAACGTGATGGCGGGCGTTGATGACCGCCGCGACTACCGCGAAGTGCGCGAGATCGGTTTCGGCGTCATCGGTGATCGTCTCTACTGTGTGGTGTTCACCCAGCGCGGCGACGCAATGCACATCATCAGCCTGCGCAAGGCAAACAAACGTGAGGTGACCAACTATGTCCACCAAACCTAAAATCGTCATGCCGACGGACGAGGAAGACGCGGCAATCAACCGCGGTATCGCGGCCGACCCGGACACCTTCGAGGTGTCTGCCGAACAGATGCAGGCAATGCAGCCGCTGGGCAAGCGCGGTCGCGGTAGGCCCAAGCTGGCCAGCACGAAAGAATTGGTCAGCATCCGCTATGACGCGGACGTACTCGACGCATTCCGCGCGAGCGGCGACGGATGGCAGACCAAGATGAACGAAGCCCTGAAGGACTGGCTCCGGTCTCATCGTCCTTGAACCATAGGGTGTTGGCACCAGCCGGAAACGAAAAAGCCCGCGCGGCGCGAACCGTGCGGGCTTTGGGTGCAACTCTGCAATTTGGGAAAATTTTAGGGTCGCTGTCACACCCTGTCAAGCTGCACTTTCCGCGGGCTCGATCAGGCCCGTGCGCTCGAAGTAGGTCGCCAGCCGTCCGACTGCGACGCGCTCCAGTTCCACGAGTTGCGCCCGCACCTTCGGGTAGGCCCGTGCATAGGTCATGCGGCTTCCGCCGAAGGTGGTCTCCATGTCTCGGAAGCTGATGGCCAGCTTCTCGCCATCGGCGTACACCCGCGCGGTCAGCATGTCCAAGGCCAAGCCGGTCACGGTGGACAGCCGAGCGGGCAGCCAGCGAGAAAGCTGCTGGATCGCCTCGACGCGCTCGCGCGAATAGAAGAACCGCTTCCCCCGCGACTCGCCCTCACGGATGTCCTCGAACTCGACGGGAATGAACCGGGCGCGCACCGCCCATTGCTCCGGCGCCGGCAGTTTGGAATTCACGGCGGAGATCACCGCCGAGCACTGCGCGCGCACCTCGTCGCTAGACAGACCGCTGAAGTTGACAGTGCTTTCGCTCGGTGTGCCGCGCAACTGGTTGAGCCATGCTGCCTGGATGCCAGTCAGATGGTCCTGGCATTCCATCGCCTGTATAAGCGCCCTCCGGAACGGCGCCGGCTGCCGTGGCTCCAGCGACGCCACCATATAGGCCATCGACAATGCTTGCCGCGTATCCATGAAGACTGCTTCCATCACTTCTCCCCGTCATTGAAACTTTGGCAGCGCCGGCCGTGCTGGCGCCGTTTCCCGCCCGGCAGCAGCTTCGTGCATACCGTGTGCGTGGTGCGCATCAGCCGGGCGGACTTCTCGTAAATGCAGCCCTTGCAACTGCGCGCCTCGGTCTGTTCGTAGACTTCGGCCGGGTCGCGGAACATGTAGGCCGGAAGGGTCAATTCGGCACCTTTCCGGTCAACGCGTTGTACTTGACTGTAGCGGCGGTGTGCGGAGCATTGAGCGCGTCACGCACGTCCCGCAGCTCAGCCAGCAGGCCGAGATCAAACGCCGGCTGCAGCATCCGGCCCAGCGCTTGCATTGCCGCAGTGGCTTCGCGGTCGACGTCGTGGCAATCCTTGATCTGTTGCTGCTGACAACGCATCGGTTGTATCTCCGTTTTACAGCGCATCGGTTGTGACCATGACCTGTTCGTCCAGCCCACAGAGCCAATCCAGCGAGCAGTCGAGCGTCAGGGCCAGACGCGCGGCGCCTTCGATGTTGGGCGAGCGGCCTTCATCCTCGTAGAGGTAGATGGTGCGGAAGTCGACGCCCGAGAGCTTGGCCAGTTGCCGCACGCCCCAGCCCTTCTCCAGCCGCGCTCGTTTGAGCCGCGCGCCGAACTGCGTGGTCCTTGGCAACGTCATGTCATCACTCCATCGAACGAGACGCCATAGTCGTTTGCCGCGCTGGCCTGCACCTTGGTCAGGTACTCGCTGAACTCGGCAACGGTGAAGTCCTTCGTGGATTTGCGACGCGTTACCAGCCTGCCGCTGGGCAGACGCAGTTCTTCGCGCGGCGCGAACTGCTCCGCAAAGTGCTCGTGCCAGGCGGCCGTGCCGAACTGCTCGCCATCCACCCATGCCTGTTCGGCGATGTCGCGCAGGACCACGCCGAAGTAGTAGGCGTTCTGCTCCGCGGTGCGCCTCCGCTCTTCCGACGTGACGATCAGCCGAATGGGCGTGCCCTTCTCCGCGCATGCCGCGGCGTTGGCCTTGATGAAGGCCAGCACCGTGGGCCAGATGCCCGGCGACTTCAGGGTGAACTCGCGGTAGAGCGCCATCACTCAATCCCCCTTTGCCTCGTCCGGATCGCCCCAGCCAGACATGACCTTCGCCTGATAGCGCGTATAGCCTTCCTCGATCATGTCGCGGTAGCGCTGGTAGGTTTCGTCGATCCCGGGGTAATAGCAAGCCGCGCACCACCGACAGCCAAACACCTGGCATGGCTTCCGGCACTTCAGGCAGTTTCCGTTCGGGTGTGCGCTCATGCCGGCCTCGCCAATCGAATGCTCTTCCACCGCGTGCAACTCGAAGCGCGGTGACCGAAGCCGCCGCAGTAGGTGCAGTAGCCGTTCCAGTTCTTCTCCATCATGCCTCCTGCTTTTGTGCGTATTCGAGCAGCGCCAGCGCGTCTGCGTGGTTGTCGTCGACGACGCGGTGGCCGCGCTCGCGCATGGCCGCCACCATGGCGTCCTTGTTCGCGTTGCCCTTCCCTGTCGCCGACTTCTTGATGACGGACACCGGCACGCCGACCAGGCGGACGCGGTTGCGGTCGGCCCAAGCCTGCAGGTGCGCCTCGAAGCCGCCGTAGACGTGCGCCGCCTGCACTGCGGTGTGGCGCAGCACCCGCTCGTAGTAGATGGCCTGGATCTCGCCGGCGATCTGGGCGCGCTGGCCCAGCCAAGCCTGGAACTTCAGCCAGCGCTGGCCCGGGCCATCGTTGCGGCGCGGCGCGAACGACTCGCTGCCGCTGTGCAGCCTTCCGTCGCGTAGACCGAGCGCCCAGCCGGTCGTAGTGCCGATGTCGATGGCCAGGATGTTGGCGTTGCAGGCAGGCGTACCTACTTCTGCGGACGAAAATGCGGCGAGCATCTGGCCAGCCGCGCGCGAAACTTCGGCCTCAGCTTTTGCGATGGTCTCGAACAGGTCTGTCATGTCGGTCTCACAGATCGGCGGCGATGCCGCGCTTGCGGACGGCCGGGCCGTAGCTCAGCATCGGCAGCGGCCCGGTCCATTCATCGAATTTGGTCTGGGCGCCGAGATAGCGCAGAGGAACATCGCCAAGCGCGCCGTTGCGCTGCTTGCGGATCAGCACCTCGGCGTAGCCCTTCAGCTCTTCGTTGCTTGGGTCGTACATTTCGGGGCGGTGCACGAACATCACGACGTCGGCGTCCTGCTCGATGTCGCCCGAGTCGCGCAGATCGGACAGGATCGGCTTCTTGTCGGGCCGGTCCTCGTTTTTGCGGCTGAGCTGCGCCAGCGCAACGACAGGGATGTTCAGATCCTTGGCCAAGCTTTTCAGCCCGCGCGAGTAGGCACCGATCTGCTGCGTCCGCTGCTTCTCTTCGCCGCCGGACATCAGGCCGAGGTAGTCGACGATCAGCACGTCGAGGCCATGCCGGCGCTGGTGTCCCTTCGCCTTCATGCGCACGTCCATCAGCGAAAGGGCTGGCGTGTCATCTACCGCGAAACGCAAGTCATCGATGCGCTGGATCGCGTGTGTCAGACGTGGCCAGTCCTTATCGCCCATCTGCCCACGCAACAGCGCGCCCAGATGCAGGCCACCGCGATTCGCCGTGGCGCGCGCTACGATCTCCCTGTCCGACATCTCCATCGACAGCAGCAGCACGCTGTGCTCGGCGGCGATGTTCAGGCCGATGTCGGTCGTCAGCGCGGTCTTTCCCATCGACGGGCGACCCGCCACGATCACGAGATTTCCATCGTGCAGGCCGCCGTTGAGCGCCTGGTCGAGCGAGGCGATGCCCGTGGAAATGCCCGTCGGAGCGTCGCTGTGGTAGCGCGCGTCGACCTCGTCCACGAACGCGGTCATCAGGTCGCGCAGCATCTTCGGCTCGCGGCGCACGCCCACCTGCGCGATCTGGCCGAGCAGTGCCTGCGCCTTGTCGACGATCTCTGCACCCTTCATCGGCCCGGGCGTCTCGACCAACTCGAGCACCTTGCGGGCAGCGGCCGCTGTGTCGCGCATCAGCGCGCGGTCACGCACGATGTCGGCATAGCGCGCGATGTTGGCCGCGCTCGGCGTGTTTTGCGCCAGCGAGTTCAGGTATGCCAGACCACCGACGCGCTCGGATTGTCCTTGCGACTGCAAGGCCTCGAAGACGGTGATCACGTCGGCTGGGCGGTTGGCCGACACGAGCCGCACGATCTGCGAGAACACTGTGCGGTGGTCCTCGCGCCAGAAGTGCGCAGCGTCGAGTCCGTTGAGGCGATCGACCGCGTCGTTGTCAAGCAGAAGCCCACCCAGCACAGCCTGTTCTGCCTCGATGCTGTGCAACACGCGCGCCTGCGGGAAATCGTCGGGCGCGTTCATGCGGTCACCTGCTCGTGGTAGCGGCCCTCACGGATCTTCGTGAAGTTCTCGGCCTTCACGATCCAGTCCAGGCTGGCCAGGAACGGCTTGCGGCCAGCGCTGCTGCTGCGCCCGGTCAGGAAGTCGGATTCGGCAACGTAGCCGAAGAACTTGCGCCAGTAGGCCAGGTCCTGCCGCTTCGGGTCTTCGTTCCACCGGGCACGCAGGGCTTGCGCACGGGCCGGCGTCCAATCTCGGATGCCAGGGCACATGGGCAGCAGCTCGTGGTACAGCGCCACGATGGCCTGATGCGGGCAGTCTGGCTTTGCAGGCTTGGCCGGGGTCAAAGTCGGGTCGGCAGCCACGCTGTCGACGACCACCACGTCAGTGGTGGTTATATCTTGGGGATTGGGGAGTGGCGTCTGGGTAGCCGTGTTGTCACGCGTGACATTCTTCGACTCGTCACGCTCTGTCACGCGTGACAACTGTGTTTGCAGCTCGCGTGTCGGTGTATTGAACGCAGGGACAATACCGTGACTGCGAAGCTCGTCGAACAGGTTCGCCCGGCGCTCTCGCGCGCGGCGCTGGCGCTCGCGGTCGTTCTCCCGCTTGGATTCCTTCCCGTGATCGCGCTCCCAGAAATCCTCGATCACTTCGTCACACCGCTTCTGACGGTAACCCTCCGACGTGGCTTCGAAGTAGCGTTGCAGAACATAGTCGACAGCCTTGCGCTCCGGCGCGCTGTTGGCGCGGGCCAGGCGGTAGATCTCTTTCTTGTCGGCGGGCAAAGGCCGCTCGGTCTGGTAGTACTGGTCGAGCAGGCGGTTGTATGCGCCATCCTCGAGCATGGTCAGGCTGACCGTGTCGCGGATGTAGTCGCCGATGTGGCGCTCGTAGTAGTTCATGGGTGCGTCCCTGCCGCGCGCGCCAACAGCATGCTTTCCAGCTCGTCGATCGCCCGCTTCGTCTCGGCAACCAGGTACAGCCGGGCGCCGCGCGTCTCGGCCACCGTCATCCGGTGCAAAAGCTCGTTGATGTAGCGGCGCTGTGCCTGGAGTGCCTGTTGTGCGTCCATGGATGCCTCAGTGCTGCGTGTTCTGTTCGGCCAGCAGGTCGTGCAGACCCACCGTGGCGAATGCTTCAGCGATGTGCGGATCCTGCTGAGCCTCGGCGATGGCCTTGGTCAACCGGATGTCGTCTCCCCCGCTCTTCCCCACCGCGTCTTGCATGGCTTTCGTGGCCACTTCGATCGCTTCCAGATACGTCATGCACCCCTCGCTGCCAGCACCGCTTCCATGATGGTCAGGGCCCCGCGGTGCATGAGGTACTGGCTCAGAATCCTGTTGCCCAGCACGGCCTCGACGGCGTGCAGCTTCTCGGCCGGCAGCGGCCGACGCGGATTGCCCTTCGAATTGAGGGGTTCGCGCTGGAAGTACTCCCCCACATGCTGGGGCTGCAGGTCAGCCATCACGGCCAGCATCTGGAACGTCAGGCTCTCGTTGGAGCGGTGTTCCCAGGCCAGCGCGCAGGCATCCCGGAACGTGCCGAGGCCAGCGATGACGCTATCGGGGAAAAAGCGACCTGCACCACCCGTCGAAAAACCTTGAAACCCTTTGCCTGTGCCGGTTTGCGGCTGTTCGGCTACCCGCATTTCTTCTTCTCCTGATTGGAAAATTCAATCGAAACCACAGTTGCCACCACAGTCGGCGTGGGGGCCAAATAAAGGCGTCGAGAAGACGCCTTTGGATCAGACCGGGACGGCTGGCTCGTCGGCCTTCGGGGGATGCAGAAAGATGTCCGGGTAGGCCAGCTTCACGGCAGGAGGAATCCCCCGCTCCTTCCAGTTGTGGACGCGTTGAACGCCTCCCTTCTTGTCGAAGCCAAGCAGTTCAGCGACCTTGGCGGGGCCGCCAAGGCGATCAATGAGTTCACGGTCCATAGCGATAGAGGCGTCGGGTTCCATGACCACATTAAACACTACGTTTAACGAAAAGGCAAACACGCTGTTTATCAACGGGCCGTTTACATATGAGACCATCGCGCGCATGCATCCAACCATGGTCCGCCTCTACGAGGCCGCACGAATCCTCAAGAAACTTGAGACGCCAACCGACGTTGCTCGGGCGCTGAACCAATCCCAGCAGACGGTGAACAACTGGGAGCGCCGCGGCATGTCGCGGCCGGGCATGATCGAGGCGCAGAAGCACATCGGCTGCAGTGCGACCTGGTTGCAGACTGGCAAGGGGTCAATGACCTACGACGAATCGATTCGGACCGCGAACGATTCGGTCGACGGCCTGAGCGAGCGAATCAACTTGGTCCTTCAAGACCCGGATGTGCGCCCCGCCGCGCTCGCGAGGGCCGCCGGGGTGACGCAAGAGACAGTCAACGGATGGAGATCGGGCGAGATCAAGACGATCTCGCTGGACCAGGCGGTGGGCATCCAGGAAGCGTTCGGCTTCAACGCCGTGTGGTTGGTGATGGGCAAGGGAATGCCGCGCGCCGCGGTCTACGACGACCCGCGTCCACGCCCGGTACCACCCAAGACAGCAAAACCGAAGAAGAAAGATCCCGAACCAGCAGACGCCACCCCGCTCACCTACCAGGCCAACGTCGCAAAGTACCGTGAGATTCCGGTGATCGGACGCGCCCAGGGCGGCCTGCCGGAGCGGATATGGACGGATGGAGACTATCCGGTGGAAGCAACACAGCAGTTCGCAGAGGTGGCCAGCGCCGACCCGCTCGCATTTCTGACACCCGTGGTCGGGCTTTCGATGATTCCGCGTTTCAATCCGGGGGAATTTGCGCTCGTGGAGCCTGGCACAGAGCCGGAGTTGGAAGACGACGTCCTGGTCCGCCTCAACACCGGCGAGACCATGATCAAGCGCCTGCTATCTCGCCGCCAAGGCATCCGCCTGGGCAGCTACAACGACCCAGAGGTGTTCACCTTCGATCCGGATGCTGTGACGTGGATGTACTACGTCGCTCACCCAGTTCCGGCTCGGAAGATCAAAACAAGGTTGTGAGGCAAACCATGCGACGACTATCCCTGATGGCTTTGGCGTTCACGCTGGCGGGATGCGCAACGAAGAACTTCGGCACTCAGCCTCCGCTCACTGATTACGAGCGGCAGAATCTCAGCTGCAGCGACATCCAGATGGAACAGGCCAAGGTTATGGGCTTTGCCCAGCACGTCGACAAGCAGAGCCAGTTCGACGGGCGCGACGTCCTTGCCGCGTTCGGGGACTTCGGCATCGGCAACTCCGCCGCTCGCTCGGCCGCCATCGAGAGCGCGCAGCAGCGGTACTACCAACTCGAAGTCGCGGCCTATGACAAGGGGTGCACGACGGTGAAACCTGAACCGCCGCCTGAGCCCTCCCGATACGAATCCCGGTCCTGAGACCACGCCCGCCACAGCGCGGGCATTTTTTTCGCGCGTGATTAAACATTTTGTTTGACGTTTTCTTAAACGTCATGTTTAATGGACTCCATCAACTCACCGATGGAGGTCCCAGTGGCACTGCCCCTCGCAATCTTCCTGTACGTCGCTGTCGTGTTCTTCGGCATCGGCGTATGCGGTGGCCCGTTCGGGAGCCGCCAATGAGCGCCATCCGCCTGAGCGCCCCGCGCGTCGACATCCCCTTGCCCCGTCGTTCGGCAATCCCGGCCGGTGTCCGCCAGCGCACGCTGCGCCGCCCTGCTGGCAGTGCCATCACGGAAATCGAGTACCGCGGTGCAGATCGCGATGCCGTGCAACGCGCCGCCGAACGGCATGCCAGCGGCATCGATGCATATCGCTCGCCAGCAGTGAAGATGTCACGGCTTGACGGCCAAGAGTGGGTCAGCGTGCTGCGCTACTACAACGCGAACTGAGGGACGGACGCCATGACGACGACCGACAACACCCTCAACGCCTACGGCACCAGTGCCGAGATCGCTTTCATCGACGACCTGGCGCGCAAGCCGCAGGCCACCATGCTGCTCTCGAACTATGTCGCCGCCGCGCACAAGCGCGTGAGCTGGGGCGCGATCAACCGCGAGCACGTCATTGAATACGCCGGGCTGATGCTGGGAAATGCCCAGGCAGCAGCTCATACGGCGACCCGCGTGGGGAGGGCAGCATGAGCGCCGGCACCTGCAAACACGCGGCGCCCGGCTGCGACTACCCGGCCGGCGAGTGCGGTGGAGCGTGCGCCGTAGCGAGCGAGAGCGTTGCGGTACCGCTTGCCATCGTGGCCCTTGTCTCGATGAACAAGCGCGAAGCCCTCGTCCTGAATCGCCCGCTCAGTTTCATCTATGAGCCTGATGGTCGCGGCGGCTTTATCGGCTCCGACGGGCCGTTCCGTGATGTCCTCGCCTACTCGCGCGGACATGGACGTTTCGTGGCTTTCGCTGGACGCGAGTTGACGCTGCAGATGCGCGACGGCTCTGTCACGAAGGTCAAGGACCACTGGTGGCACAGCCATCTGAAGGGCTACGAATCGGCAACCTACTCGGACGTCGAGACGTTGAAAAAGTGCTACGTCTTCTACGGAGGCGCATGCATCGAGCCATCCGACTTGGCCGCGCTGCGTGCAGCCTATACCGGCTGCGTCTACCCGTACGGTGACTATGAGAAGGTCATCAAGTACGACGACATGCGCAAGAGGCTGTCGAGCCGCCTCTACCACGAAGAGGCTCGACGGAAATCGCTGATCGCCGCCATCAAGGCGAAGCACCGCGACCTGCTCGCCGCCCGCGGAGTGCACCTATGAGCCGCGACTTCTTCTATACGGCACTGCTGATCTGCGTCGCGCCGCCGCTGGTGGTGCTGGCCGGCGCCGTCCTGTCGATGGTGGCGCCATGAAGCGCGCGGCAGCCGTTGCATTCGCGCTCTATCTGGTCGCGCCGCTGCTCGCGCTGGCCCTGATGCTCTTTGCGGCATGGGTGATCCGATGAAGCCGCGCGACCAGACCGCCATCAATCGCAACAACCAACGGCTTGCCGTGGCCGCGCTGGTAGCGCTCGGCTTCGCCCTGGTGAAGATCGCCGTGGAGCTGCTGGCATGACCTACGACCCCGACACCAATCAATTGCTGGCGCTCGCGAAGCGCAAGCGCTCCATCGAATACGCGTGCGCTGCCGGGTTCGTCATCTGCGCGCCGCTGCTTTGGTACCTGGCCGTCGCCATCCCAGCCGACGCCCTGTTCTAACCCCTCCCGCTCTCAGGAGAGACACATGTCCACCGCTGTTGAAGACGTCATCGACGTCCAGCCGCAGGAAACGCCGCGCGCCGCGACGCTCCCCGCGCAGCGCCCTACCGGCGCGATCGCCGCACCTGCCCCGGTCACACCCGACACGCTGCTGCTGATCGCAGTGGAGAAGAACGCCGACCCGGAGTACATCGGCAAGCTGCTCGACCTGCGCGAGCGGGGCATGGCGATGGCAGCCCGGCAGGCCTACGTGAAGGCGATGGCCGGGTTCAAGACCGAGCCGGTGACGATCCGTCGTAGCAAGGAGGTGGGCTACCGCACCAAGGAAGGCGACTTGGTGGGCTACTCGCACGCCGAGCTTTCGGACGTGACCGACGCCGTAGGTCCAGCCATGGCCCGCCACGGACTGAGCTTCGCGTGGAACATCCTGCAGGGCAACGGGCTGATCACGGTGGAATGCGTGGTCACCCACGAACTCGGCCACTCCGAGAAGGTGGTGATGTCCGGCCCCCCCGACAACTCAGGCAAGAAGAACGTCATCCAGCAGACCGCCTCGACGGTCACCTATCTCCAGCGCTACACGCTGCTCGCCGTGACCGGCATGTCCACGAAGGGCATGGACGACGACGGCGACGGTGGTGCGGGTGACGCGCCGGGCGAGACCGAGCAGCACCCACGCCCGCGCCAAACCAGCACCGAGAGCTACCCGCAGGAACGCTTCGACGCCAACAAGGCGGCGTGGCGCGAGCTGGTCGTCTCGAAGAAGAAGACCGTCGCTCAGATGATCACCTTCATCGAGTCCAAGGGACTGCCCCTGACCGACGCGCAGAAGAACACGATCGATTCATGGAGCCACGAGAATGACTGATTACGTCGTCCACGACCTGGTGCAGGGCTCTCCCGAGTGGGAGGCCTTCCGCTTCAAATATCACGGCGCCAGCGAAGCGGCCGCGATGCTCGGCCTGTCTCCCTACATGAAGCGCAACGAGCTGTTGCACATGAAGAAGACGGCCATGCCGAAGGAGTTCAGCCGCTTCGTCCAGGAGCGCATTCTGGACCGCGGGCACGAGGTCGAAGCGCTGGCGCGGCCGCTGGTGGAGGAAGACCTCGGCGAGGATCTGTACCCGGTCACCTGCTCGCTGGGCAAGGAATCGGCGTCGCTCGACGGCATCACGATGGGCAA